TTATGTTATTGTACGTAGCTCAATTAGTAGTCCGCCCAGCTCAATTCTTTAACGCTGTTATAGTAGTCATTCATTTTCTTCAGCATATCATCAGGAGTAGAAACATCTTTGTAATCCATACCTCTTCTACTAGCCTCTTCATAATCGGAGCCAGAGAGGTTTAGGTCTGCTTCAGGATAAACGGGGCCTTGTTTTGACCGCACATTCCCATAGTCGTCATATAGATCAGTATTTTTATAGTATGCCCAGCTCCTACGCCAATCTTCATCCCACACAAACTCATTCAAAAGTTTCGACCTATCTAGGAGGATTTCATCAGGCAAATGGTGGAACCCCATCTTAATTTTATACTTATTATAAGTCTCCTCAACAACAGTACCTTTAGTATAAGCTTTAGTCATATAATAAATATGTCTAAGAGCTTGATAAGCAACGGCATTAGTGCCACACGTGTCTATCATAAGTCCCATATACTTAGAGGCCATCAGGTTAAAATCGAGATCCAGCGTGGCTGTGCTGATAGCAATTTTATCAAAAGCATCATTTTCATGTCTCCAAGGTAGAAGTTCTTTCACACCAGTAGGGCCGGTAAGCAAGACGAATGATCTCTTTAGAAATATAGGACCTTGGTATTCAACAACATTTTCATATGCACCATGCTCAGTATAAAGAGTTGTAATTCTAGTAATAAAAGGGGAGCCTCCATCTGGAGGCTCTCTACTATAAGGTTCGCCCATCCCGAATATCTCAGGAGGAGGTTCTGTTTTAATGACCAAACCAAAGTACTGTTCCATTTTTTCTTGATATTTTCCTAAAGGTCTTTCTAGAGTTGGTTCGCCAATAAGATCAGAGAAGAACTCTTTCAAGTACGCCGGGAAACTGTCATCTCCATATTGTCCAGCAGATTTCCATGAATTTTTGAATCTTTCTGCTTTCTCAGGGTCTTTTAATTTCATCTCTTTGTATGTGGCAAGTTCAATATAATACCTAACCAAAACAAGATACATGGTGCCTAACCAAGAGGTCGGGTACACCCCACTAAAGATTTGTCCTATAATCAACCTAAATTCGTCCCCGACCCACTTAACAATTTTGCAAGCCATTTCATGTGCTCTTTGGAGGAAAAAGGTTCTAACAACCTCATCATCTTCTCCGTCCGTCAAGTCATAGAAAAAATACGGCATCATCATGAGCAACTCAATAACGGCAGCCAAAGCACATTGATCGAAGTTTTTAATATCATAAGTCATCCAGAAACAATCAATCCTCTTCCATCCCATCTTACAGGCAAAATGGTAGGCGCCACCCTTACGCCACTGGTGGCCAATCATATTTGAACCTTTTTGGTAGGATTTACTCATAAAATCCTTATATATTTGTTTATCTATGAGCAAGTGTATTAGGCAAGCAACAAAAATGACCCGAGTCTTGAGTTTATCAGCGTCGTGGGCTCGAACTTCGACTTTAATTGAACTCTTAGAGACAAGCGTCTTAAACCACGTTTGAGAATATTGACCACTCTTAACCCTTTCTTTAATTTTGTGATAGAGCTCCCAGAACTCCTTAATGGAAAATTCTTTGGCTTCCCCTTGCTTACAGTTATTGACAAAATCAAGGAATATCGGAGTGGGATCATCGTAAACTTTTTCTGTAGTATAATGTTTAGGTTGAGG